CGCCTTGCGGATCGGCACGGCGCGCGCCGGATCGCTCCAGTCGACCAGCAGCGTCTCGACGCTCGCCCCGTCGAACAGGCCGGCATCGATGTCCTCGCCGCTCAGCACGTCGGAGGTGAGCGCGCCCTCGATGTCGACGGCGTCGACCGCCATGCCGAGCGAGGCGCGCGCCTCGGCCTGCGTGAAGCCGCTTTGCGGCTCGCATTTCAGCCCGCCAACCGTCAGCGCCCGGTCATGGTCGGTGAAGCCGAACACCTTGCCGTCGCGGCGCTCCAGCCGCCAGCAATGGCACAGCGTTGTGCAGTCGCGCTCCAGCTGCGCCTGCATCTCTGGCGGGATTGCGCTCATGGCTCGATCTCGATGATGGGGATGGAAGGGATCTGCCCGGCCCTGAAGGCCGACAGGCTGATGGCGATGCGCTCGGCATCGAAGCGCGCGGCGATGTCGAACTCGAAACCGGCGGTCACGGCCGCGCCCGGCGGCGGGACCGCCCCCGGCACGAAGGTCACGGTTCCGGTCGCGTGATCGACCGAAAACTGCGCCGGCGACGTCCGCTCGGCCCCGCCCACCGCAACGCGCACGCTTCCCGCCACCGGCTTGGCGACCGGCCGCAGATAGGCATCCGCGCCCTCGCCATAGCGCTTGACGAGCGGGAAGGCGGCGCGCATCCCGTCGCCCTGCCCCAGCGGCTGGTCGAGCGGGCCGGCCGTGGCGTCGGGCGCGCACGACTTCATGTCGAACGGATCGCGAAAGCGGAACCCGTGATAGGAGCCACGCCGCGCTTCGAAGAAAGCGACGATCTCGTAGAGGTCGGCAAGCGAGCGCACGCCGGTGCCGGCGTCGAAATGACGGCGCGAATGCGCCAGCCGCAGGTTGCGTTTCTCGCGGCCCGAGGTCAGCGCCACGATCTCGACGCGCCGTTCCGGCCCGCCTGTCGCGCCGAAGGAGACCGCGACGGGAAAGCGCACATCGTGAAAAGCATCCATTCACCCGCCTCCGTTCACAGCGAGCGCGCGCCGCGCGCCACAGCCCGCGCCAGCATGCCCGTCACCTGCGCCTCCGACTTGCGGAACGAGGCGGCATCGGTCGCGGTGACGTTGAAGACGACATTGACCGCCGTTCCGCCGCCTTCGCCAGCGGCGACGCCGAGCCGTCCGTCCGCCCCGCGCTTCAGCGGCAGGATCGCCTCCGCGCCCGCCTCGCCCATCAGGCCGAGCGAGCGCCCGAGCGGAAAATAGGTCGGCGCGGCGACGACGCCGCCGGAGGCGAACGGCGTCGCGCCCGGCACTACGCCGCCCCTGGCGAAGGGCCTGATCGCCGCGAACAGGCCGGAGAACAGCCCCGCCGTCAGGTCGCCCAGCGGCTTCAGCCCCTGCGACAGCGCCATGCTGGCAAGGTTCATGCCGATGCGCCGCAATATGTCGTCGAGCGACCTGCCGCTCACCGCCGCTGCGCTCAGCGCGCCGGTCAGCTGGCGGCCGAACGACCCGGCCAGCTTTTCCAGATTGGCCAGCGCGTCAGCAAAGGGGCGCGTGTCCGCCTCCAGCCTGACCTCGACCGGCGCGATCGTCTCCGCCATCGTCTTTCACTCCATCAAGTGTCGGGATAGAGCGCCATCAGCGCCGTCACCGCCTCGCGGCCCGGCGGCCGCACCGCCTCGCCGCCGCCATAGGGGCGCAGCGCCAGCGCGATCTCGCGCGGCGTCATCGCCCAGAAGTCGCGCGGCGAAAGCCGCAGCAGGCCCAGCCCCAGGGCGATGACATCGTCCCACGGAAACCGGCGCGCCTCGCCCGCCGCGGCGCTCAAGGGTCGGCGTCGCCGGCCCCCGCAAACGTCACCGAAAGCAGCTCGGCCGCGATCGCGGCGAAGCCGGCCGCCCCGCCTTGCGCCTTCATCATGGCCACCGCCTCGTCTCCCGCCTTCATGCCGCCGCCGCGCAGGCCCGCGCCGACGACGCGGATCAGGTCGCGCGCCGAAAGCCGGCCGCCGGCGAAGCGTTCGGCCAGCGCGTTCAGATCGTCGACGGCAAACGCCGCCTCCAGCTCCGCCAGCGCCCCCAGCGTCAGGCAAAGGATGCGCTCCTCGCCATCGATGATGGCGGCGATCTCGCCGCGTCTCCGGTTCGCCGCCATCACAGGCTCGCGAAGGCCAGCGCGCCGGCCGATTCCAGCGCGATGTCGAACGTCACCTCGCCATCGTGATTGCCGGTATATTCGAGCGCGGTGATCTGGAACGGCCCCTCGACGGCGCCGAAGCCGGGAATGGCAAGCTGCCAGCGGGCGATCGCGGCGGAAAAGAAGCCGGTGCGGATCAGCTCGTCCGACTGCGCGTCCTTGAAGATGCCAGCCCCGCTCAGCGCCGCGCGCTGCACGCCGGCCCCGCCGAGCAGCTCGCGCCAGCGACCGGCCGAATCCGCGTCAGTCACGTCCACCGTCTCGCTGTTGAAGGCCAGCCGCTTGGTGCGCAGGCCGGCGACGGTGACGAAACTTGCGCCATTGTCGATCTTCAACAGCAGATCCTTGCCCTTCTGTGCCACCACAGCGAGCCTCCTTCGTCGTTGTTCCTGAAATGAAAGGCCGGCGGTTCAGCCGGCCGGTTCGGTCACGGCGCGAAACCGCATTGCCCCGCGATAGACGTCGTGGTCGTCGTCGAAGCGGATGTCGGCCGCCTGTTCGCGCAGATTGACGAGGACATGGCCGGCAAGCGCCAGATCGGCATCGTGCAGCAGGACGCGCACCCTTTCCATGATTGCCGCCGCCTGCGATTTTCCCCGCGCCTTCGACCAGACGTGAAGCGTGAACATATGCTCCGCCCCGTCCTCGCTCGCCGTGCTCCAGTCGCTGCGCGAAAGCCGGCCGAAGGTGATGTAGGGAAAGGCGGCATTCGCCGGCACATGGTCGTAGATCCGCGCCCCGCCGACCGAGGCGGCGAGCGCCGCATCACCCGAAAGCGCGGCGAAGATCGCCTTCTGCAATGCAATCGCCGCGCTCATCTGCCGTCATCCTCGCGTCGCGTTTCCTCCGTCGGCGGAGCAAGGCGTCCCGCCTCGACCGCTTCGGCGATCCGGTGCGCCTCGGCCCGCAAGGCCCGCAGCAACCCGTCAAGCGTCAGTTTCAGCGTCAGCTTCATGCCCCCTCCTCCCGCACCCGGCAGACGAGATAGCGCCCGGTCTCGTCGGGGTCGTGAACCGTGACAATGGCGAACAGCCGCGCCAGCCGGCGAAAGCGCATGCCGCTGGCGACGCCGGGGCGATGGCGCAGCGTGATGCGGTGCGTCACCGTCTCCAGCATCTGGTCCGCGCCGAAGCGGCTTGCGGCCGAGACCGGCTCGATGCGGGCGAACAGCATCGCCACCTCGCTCCAGCTCTCGGCATGGCCGCGCCCGCTCGTCGCCGGAGCGCATATAGCCCTCGAAGGCTTCCTTGCGTTCAAGCGCGGCCGCCGAGAGCGCCTCCTCGAGGCCGAGCGCCGGGCGCGCCCGCTTCAGCGCCAGCTCGTCCAGCGCCTTCTTCTGCCGGTCAAGCGCGTCGGAGATGCGGTCGACCTTCTCGGAGGTGACGACATCGGCCGCGCCCCGCGTCTCGATCTGGCGCAGGCGGCGGTCGTTTTCGTCGCGGAACGCCTCGAAGGCGCTCATGAACTCGTCGAAACTGTCGGCGAGCGCGACATGGTCGGTGCCCGTCGACTTGGTCTCGGGGGCGGTCTGCATGAAATTCATATCCTGTCTTCCTCTTGTGCGATTTTTCGGGCGGCGTGGCGGATGCGTTCCGCCAGCGCCTGCGGCTGGCCCCGCGCAGCGTCCCGCTTGCGCGTCAGGCTGGCGAAGCCGCGCGCGACTACCGCGCGCGCCTGCCATCGCGTCAGCCCCGCATCCCGCGTCAGCCAACGCTCGAATTCACGGATCGAGGGCAATCCCCTCGCCCCCTTGACGCTTTCCACCCGCGCGCCGAGTTGCATGGGAAAGGTCACGACCGAGATTTCCCAGAGATCGGCCTCGACGATGCGGCGCATGCCGTTCTTCACGTCCTTGCGCGCCCGGACCGTACGGAAGCCGATCGAGAGCCCGTCGAGCGCGCCGGCGCGCATCAGTTCCAGCACCTCGCGCGCCCGCGCCACGCCCGGCGTCAGCCGACCGCGCACGAGCAGCCCGCGCTCGTCCTCGGAAATGTCGGTCCAGGTCCCGATCGGCTCGCCCGGATCGTGCTGGTAGAGCATGCGCACGCCGCCCGGCCCGCGCCGGCGGATGGCGCGCGAGAATGCGCCCGGCTCGACCACGTCATTGGCGAGGTCGGCCTTGCCGAACAGGCTGGCATAGCCGCAGAAGATGCCGTCCGGCTCCACCTTGCCGATCACGCTGCTCGCCGCGAACTTGCGCTCGCAGGCGAGGATGGGTGTTCGCTCACTCATGTTCGGCGCTCCGCTTCTGTTCATCGGGTCTGAAGACGCGCATGATGGGCCCCAGCGCCCACCAGGCGCAGAGGCTGGCGGTGGCCGAGCCCATCAGCATGGCCTCGAATGGGCCGATCATGCCGTCGATGCCGAGCTCGGCGGCGAGCTTCAGCCCGGCCGCGCCCCCGAACACCAGCCCGCTCGCCACGCCGACACCGAAGCGGATGCCGGCCTCGCGCCGCCCGGCGGGCAGCATATAGGCGAGCGAGATCGCCGAGCCGGCCACCGCGCCGGCGGCGCGCGCCAGCCACAGCCATGCCGCATCCGCCATCTCGGTCACATCAGCCTCCATTCGACGAACGGGGGCCGTAGCCCACCGCCTCGCGTTTCTCGTCGTCGGTCAGGAAATCGGCCGCGCCGATGCGCGCCCACAGCGCCTCGCGCTCGGTGCGCAGGCCCTCGATCCGGTCGGCGTCGGGCTCCAGCCGCAATTCCGCGCCGAAGCGCGGCGAAAGCCAGGCCGCCATCTCGCCGGCCGTGCGCGCCGCCAGCGGCAGCACGGTCATGCGGTAGAAGGCGCGGTTGGCCTCCTGATAGTTGGAATAGGTGTTGTCGCCGGGAATGCCGAGGATCATCGGCGGCACGCCGAAGGCGAGCGCGATGTCGCGGCAGGCGGCATTCTTGGCCTCGATGAAGTCCATGTCCTTCGGCGTCAGGCCCATCGCCTTCCAGTCGAGCCCACCTTCGAGCAAGAGCGGCCGTCCCGCGCCGCGCGCGCCGGAATAGCCGTCCTCCAGCTCCGCCTTCAGCCGGTCATACTGCTCTTCCGTCAGGTTGCCGCCGTCCTTCGGCGCATAGACCAGCGCGCCGGAGGGGCGGGCCGAATTGTCGAGCAGCGCCTTGTTCCAGCGCCCGGCGGCGTTGTGGATGTCGAGCGCCATCAGCGCCGCCTGCAAGGGCGGAAAGCCGTAATGATCGTCGAGCGGGTGGAAAAGCCGCAGATGCAGCGCACTGCCCTCCTCGCCACCCCCCTCTTCTCCACGGCCAAGCCGCACCCGGCGTTTCGCCGCGCCCTCGCGATGCTCCAGCGCCACCGGCCAGCCGGAGGCGTCGGCCACCACCGCCACCCGGTCGGGGCGCAACAGGTGCAGTTCGCGCGCCTCGCCGGCCTCGACCAGCTCGACATAGGCGTTGCCCGCCATCAGCAGATGGCCGTAAAGCGTCTCCATGAAGCTCGCGCCCGTCGCCTGCGAGTTCGGCCGGTTGAGCAGCGCCGTCAACGGGTGCTGGTCGAGCTCCGCCGCGCCTTCATAAAGCAGCCAGGGCACGGCGGCGGCACTTTCCGCGATCATCCGCACCGCCCGGTGCGCGGCCGGGTTGCGCATATAGCCCTCGCGCGACAGCGCGCCATAATCGGCGCGGGTCCACAGCGCCTCGCCTTGCCCGTGCAGCGCGACGAAGCCCAATCCCGAGCTTTGTCCCGTGCTTTTCATACCGGCGCGCGTCGTCGCGCCGGCCGGGCGCTTCGCCCATGGCCAGTTCCAACCCATCATCGGTTCCCGTTCAGCTCAGGTTTCTGATCCGTGGCCGCCTGGCGCGGCCGAGCAGCAATTCGTGGACGGCCCAGACCAGCGCGTCCATGCGGTCGGGCGAGCGCCCGGCCGACAGGCCCTCCGGCCCGAAATCGCACATCTCGTCTTCGAGTTCGGCAAAGCGCGCGGCATGGACCACGCGCCCCTGCGCATAGAGCGCGGCGACGGGCTCGGCGCGCAGCCACTTGCCGCGGCTGGCCCGCACTTCGCGCACCGGCACCTCCGGGTCGACCGTCCGCAGCACCGCCGTCACCATCTCGCCGCCCTGGTTGACCTCGGCGACGATGCAGTCGGCCTCATATTGCCGATAAAGCGCCACCGCCCGTGCCGCCCAGTCCTGCGGCCGCGCGGCCGCCAGCGTCGCGTCCTGCAGCACCACCGCGCGGTCGTCCTCGTCGAGCGCGGCGACGACGATGCCGCAGGCGTCGGAGGTGCGCCGCGACGTCGCCGGCGGGTCGACCGCAACGACGATGCGCTTCAGCGCGCCGTAGCGCCCGGTCGCCTCCTCCAGCATCGCCCGGCTCCACAGCGCGTCGGGCCGGTCCTCGATCAGTTCGCCGTCCAGTTCCTGGCGGGCAAGCCGCGTGCCGGCGTAGCGCGCCCTCACCGCCTCGATGAAGCCGGCGGCAAGGTTTTGCGCATTGTCCTCGGTGCGCATCCGCGTCACCGCGAAATTCGGGTCTTCTAGCAATCTCCTGAACAGCTTCATCGGCCGCGGCGTCGTGGTCACGAGCTGGCGCGGGGCCGCGCCCAGCCTCAGGCCGAATTGCAGCATGTCGAAACAGGCCTCGGCGTTCTTCCATTTCGCCAGCTCGTCACACCATGCCGCCTCGAATTGCGGCCCGCGCAGGCTTTCCGGGTCCTCCGAGGAAAACGCCTGCGCCACCGCGCCGCTATCCCATAGCAACCTGCGCCGGGTCGGCTCATAGCGCGGGCGGTTCCAGCGCGAGATCGCGGCGATGCCGGAAGGCCCGTCGACCATCACCTCGCGCACGTCCCCCAGCGTCTCGCCGACCAGCGCGATACGCATGTGCCGCAGGCCGGGCGAAAACGGGGCGAAGCCGCGCACCAGCGCGTTGACCCATTCAGCCCCCAGCCGCGTCTTGCCCGAGCCGCGCCCGCCGACGACCAGCCAGTTCAGCGCCTTCTCACCTGCCCCGCAGGGCGGGCGATACTGGCGCGGGCGCGCCAGCGCTGCCCATTCAAGGCTGGCCAGCAC